GATTTTATACAAGCAGCAGAAGAAAAGATATTCAAGTCTGTTGATTTAGATTTTTTTAGAAAAAATGTAACAAGCTCGATGACTTCATCAGATCAGTATTTAACAATACCTTCAGACTATCTTGCTTCTTTTTCATTGCAAATTACAACGTCTGGTTCAGAAAGTTTTCTCTTGCAAAAGGATGTAAACTTTTTAAGAGAGTATACACCTGCTGCTTCGACAACTGGGCTACCTAAATATTACGCAAGATTTGATGAAAACAATTTTATATTGGCACCAACTCCAGACAGTGCATACACAATTGAATTGCATTATTTTTACAGACCTGCAAGTTTGACGGCTGGAGCAGATGGTGGCACAACCTGGTTAAGTACAAATGCACCATATGCTTTACTTTACGGATCACTCATAGAAGCGTATACTTTTATGAAAGGTGAGCCAGATGTAATACAAAATTATAATGGTTTATATATGCAGTATTTAGAAAGAGTTAAAGATCTTGGAGAAGCAAGAGAAAACACAGATGGTTATAGAGTTGGTCTACCATCAAGACCGAGAACATAGGAGTAAAAGATGGCAACAGCAAATGCAGCAACCAATTATTTAGAAAGAAGATTATTACATTATATATTTAAAAATAATTCTCTTTCTTTCAGTTCACCAGGTGACAGTATTTATGTAGGACTTGCAACAGCCGTAAGTGCAGCGGAAACTGGATCAGTAACGGAAGCAACCTTTACAAATTATGCTAGAGTACAAGTGGCGGCTTCTGGTTGGACAACTATAGGTGACGATAGCACAGATACACAAACCGCAACAAACGCATCTAACATTGAGTTTCCAGCTTCTGGTGGAACAGATAATACAATTACTCATGTATTTATTGCAGACGCATCTAGCAGTGGTAATATATTATTTGTCGGTGCATTAGACGCAAGTAAGACAATAGCAAGTGGTGATATATTTAGAATTAATGCAGGGAACTTAACAATAGAGCTTAAATAATGGCATTAGTAATATCAGATAGAATAAAGGAAACAACAACCACAACTGGCACTGGTACATATACACTTGGTGGTGCAGTAACTGGTTTTGAGACTTTTACTGCTAATTTAAGCAATTCTGATACAACATACTATGCTTGCACTGATGGAACTGATTTTGAAGTTGGTTTAGGAACATTTACATCTTCTGGAACTACACTTGCAAGAACCACTATTTTATCAAGCTCTAATTCCAATAATGAAGTTAGTTGGTCATCTGGTACAAGAACTATATTTTGTACACTTCCTGCTGCAAAAACTGTTTTCTTAGATGCTAGTGGCAATATAGTTGCTGCAAATGGCAGTAACTTAACTGCACTAAATGCCTCTAACCTATCAAGTGGTACAGTTCCAAATGCAAGATTAGATGCACAATTGCAAGATGTTGCAGGATTAGCAGTAACAGATAGTGGGTTTATTGTGGGAGATGGATCTAATTTTGTTTTAGAAACTGGATCAACAGTTCGTACATCTTTAGGTCTTGGCACAGTTGCAACATTAGATACTGGTATATCAAATACAAATGTAGCACAATTTACTTCTGGTGTTGCAGATAATGATTTTTTAAGAATTGATGGTACTTCAGTAGAAGGTAGAAGTGCTAGTGAAGTGCTTTCAGATATAGGTGCAGTAACAGCCGCAGACGCATCTAATGATGCAACTGCATTAGCAATAGCGTTAGGATAAGATATGGCAAATACATTTAAATTAGTTTCAAAGGCAGGTGTAACAACAGCCGATGTTATATACACTGTAGCGAGTTCTACAACGACAGTTTTACTGGGTATCATGCTCGGTAATACAACAACAAGCCAAGTTACTGCTACAGTTACAATAGAGTCAGATACATCAAATAGATCAGGAGCCAACGATGAGGCTAATCAGAATGTTGAGCTTGTAACAAATGCACCAATACCAGCAGGGTCATCTTTAGAACTTTTAGCTGGTAACAAAGTTGTTATGGAAACAACAGATGTATTAAAACTTACTGCTAGTGGAGCTACAGATATCGCTGTATCAATAATGGAGATCACCTAATGCCTTTTATTGGTAAAACCCCCGTTACAACTTTTGAGGCAACAACTGCCGTAGATAGATTTAATGGCGATGGATCAGATACCACATTTACTTTAAGTAGAACTGTAAGTTCTGTACAAGATGTTCTTGTATCTGTAGATGGTGTTGTACAAGATACATCAGCATACACAATACCAGATGGCACAACATTGACATTTACTGCTGCACCTTCAAGTGGAACAAACAATATTTTTGTAAACTTCTTAGCACCGCAGACAGGAACAGTTACACCAGCAGATGAAAACAAAGGTAACTTTAAATCTGGTGGTATTTTCAGAACCAATGCACAAACATTAAATTCAGATGTAACTATACTTGCTACAGAAAACGCACAAGTTACAGGTCCACTTACAATTGCATCTGGCGTAACTCTTACAGTTGAAAGTGGTGGAAGGTTGGTAACTTCGTGAGTAGAATTAAAGTAGATGATATACAAGGTACAAGTGGTACTGACAGTGCTTTAAATTTAAGTGGTAAAAACTTAATTGCTAAAGGGACTTTTACTGTTGAAGGAGTGCATACACTTGGAACAAATGCAGTAGCTACATCAGATGGTAACGCTGTAACAACAAGTGTTATTGGTGGGTTATCTAAAGCATGGATTAGTTTTAGAGGAACTAGCACAGTTTCTATAAGAGACAGTTTTAATAATGCAAGTGTAACAGATAACGGCAGTGGCGATTATGGAATTAATTTTAGCAATAATATGAATAACGCTTTATATTGTGTTGCATATGGTGGAACACACGATGGTGGTTCTTATTGGGCAGTAGGCACTATTGATTATGACGCAACAAATAATGGCATAGGAACGAGTGCATATACAACTAACTACATGGATAATTCTAATAATGTAAGAGATAACGATTACTGCCATGAAACAGTATTTGGAGACTTAGCATGAGCACCATAAAAGTAAATAACATAGATTCTCAAAGTGGTTCAAATATAGTAGTTGCAAGTGGTAAAGTATTATCTGCACCAGGTCATATTATACAAGTAGTAACAAATATACCTATAACAACAAGTGAAGTAACTTTAGCATCTTCAACAATGGCTGAATTAAGCACAAGTTATAGAACTTCAATAACGCCAAAGTTTTCAAATAGTTTATTAAGATTAAATTTTAATGGGTTAATTTCTGGTCAGAGTACAACTTCTATAATGACATTTAAATTTTTTGATGTAACAAACAGTACTAATGTAGGTTCGTCAACTTTAGGAACAGGAAGTTCAAGAACTTTTGGAAATGCTTCTTTTAGAAATAAAGACCATGACGTTAATGATAGAGTTCATTTAAATATGACAACATATCAAAGTGCCAGTAACACTACTGCAAGAACTTATGGTATTTATGCACAAATAGAAGGGTCTAATACTATTTATGCAAATATGACCTCAACAGATAATGCTGGTTGTTCATATGTAGCTCCAGTATTTACAATAGAAGAAATAGCACAATAAGTGTGAATAGGATAAAGGAATAAAGAATGGCAACAATATCAGAAGCACTTATTTCATTAGGAATAACAGAGTGGAGAATGACTGGTGAACCTACAACAGAAGAAGAGTTTAATGATCAATTTGAAAAGATCGTTGGAGTTGATTCTAATGGAAGTGGTATATTTAGTTCAGATCCAAATGACTTTGGAGTAACATGGAGTCAAGTATCTTCAAAACAAACTGAGCTTACAAATGCAGAGCCAATGGCAGAACTTAGAAAACAAAGAAATGAATTATTAAAAGAAACAGATTTCTACGCATTATCTGATGTTACTATGTCAAGTGAAATGCAGACTTATAGACAAGCATTGAGAGATTTGACAGATGGTGCAAGTCCAACTTTAACTAATGGAGTATTAGGTAATGTTACTTTTCCAACTAAACCGAGCTAAATAGGATTATATAATGGCAAACGGAACAATAGCATTTGATACATTAACAACATCTGATTCAGTTAAGTCTGATACAGAGAAGTCTATTGATACGAGTTATCTTTTTAATGGCACTACAAAGATGTGGGCGAATGTGCTTACAGGTGGTGGCTCTTATCAAGATAGTTTTAATGCTTCAACACTTACTGACCATTCGACAGGTAGATATGGAATAACACTGACTAATAGCATGAGTGCTAGTACATATTGTACTTTTGTAGGTGCAGATATGACAGACCCTGCTAATGCAGGATATTTTTATCAACAGTGTATGTATGACAGCAATAACTCAAGT